GTTCTAACCCTATCTTCCCATTCATTCCAATGTTGTTGACCAAAACCAGAAGGAATCCAATATCCCTTCTCTGTAAGTCTGTATATATCTTTTTCAAAATATGGATATTTCATAAACACAATTTTTTTTCTTATCAAAGGCGGATCTTCCACAAGATCAATAGGCCAGTTCTTAATCCACTTACTCTTTGTCAATTCCACATGATGTGTGTTTGCCCACTTCCAATAAAAATATTGTGTGTTGTATTCATTCATAACACCACCACGAATACCTGTCCATATTCTTTCTTGTTCTTTGTTATCAGGGCGACGTTTCATCTTTCCATCAACACTTTTAATGTTTCTATTTTCAGTAATATCTAGAGTCAAATAATCATCATTGGGATTCCAAACACGACCATGCATTGTATCGTTAATCAAAGAATGTTGCTTATTAAATCTTAATGCCCTTAAATAATAATCAGCTTCTCTATGTCCCCCGCCTGAGAATTGTTCATCCCAAAGACCAATTCGTCTAACTGCCTCTGGTGTATACGACACTACATTATCACCAAATTCACCCGCAATAAAATTATACTTTTGATGCATGGTCATCAGATGAGAATACCAATCATGATGCAAAACACAATCATTTTGTAGAGTAACTACATATTCGGAATCTGGATTTATAAGCGATTTAAATCCTAACATTAGAGCCTGATTCCAATTTTCTCCTAAATTTGCTCCTGACCAATCAGGACGACACATGTTATGATATACATTACCAATTTTGTTTTGATGCTCACTTGTAAGATTAAAATTTGAATGGTTATTGATGATATTAACTTCTGTATTAGGAACATCTTTAAAATCAGATTCAAAAATATTATCAATCAACTCATTCAACACATCAGAACGCTTATAGGTAACAATAAAAATTTTAAGTTTTTTCACAAAATTCATCCTTACTCAATTCATCAAGTCTCAATATCTTACTCAACACACTATCCAATTGAACTCTAGGATTATCTATAAGAGTTTTCTTGGCGTATCCCCACATGTTTTTTTGAACATGACGTTTTGACACAAAAGCCATATGACCAAACTCTTCAGCAGTGACACCCTTTTCCTGTTCTATGCCATCTTTACATCCAGATATAAATCCATCAAGATAAAAACTGAAACCATAGATTGAAAGACACTTTGGCTTAAACCGCAAAAGGTCGTAGATAGCCAAAAATCCTGTATTCGGTCGGCAATCAACGCTCTCTGCAAGACTTGTATGGAATTCGTGGTCAACGACCCTGAACGGTATATTCTTTTTTATTCTCTCAACTGTTTTAGGATTTGCCATATGATGTATTTTTGTTTTTGTGGATAGCCCCTTCATATCAGATACCGGAGGAGCGCACACATACTTTACTTTATATGTATTCATCAATTCATCAACATCCAACCTTCCGGCATTTTGTGCTGTTTCTATAAGGCATGTGTATAATATATCAGCCATAGATCCTATGTTATCACAATAGTCGTCTATGGTTTCTATGCTTCTGTTAACACGAACAACCAAATCATGATTATCTATCTCTTCTCCCAAAGGAAGATTTTCCATATACTTAGCTGGACCCACGATGGCAACGGTTTTATCTTTTATAAGATTCTCATAAGTCATGAAACATTTCCAATTCTTCGGTAATCGAATCGACACTTCTGTATAAAGATATATCCTTCTTTTTTAACCCAATAACCGTCTGGGTAGTATCAGACACTCCCCCAATCGGATCATAGTAGTATAGAACATCATAGTATCCATATTTTTTCCTTGGATAAAAATCATGAAAAAATAAAACACCATCATCTTTTAGGTATGACAGGGCTTTAATTGCACAATGAACACGACATCGACCATCGACTAAAATACAATCAAATTCAACGTCCAACTCATCTACATAATCTATATAATCATAAAACAATTCAACTGGCGTATTATGATGCGCTGGATTATCCCTCCAGTCCGAAGGTCGCTCCCACGGAACGCTACTGGGAATATGGTAATAATTAACATTATCTGAAATCTGAGGCTTTATCTTGTCATACCAGTCCTGATCATGTTCTATACTGTAATATGATTTGACAAATTTCGGAAAATATAACGTGCTGCCACCGGAGCCCCATTCCAACATAGTCATATCATTTTTTAAATGCGACTCAATAAATCCATATTCTTTTTTGTGCATCATCGGAACGGTCATTTTAATACTCCAAAAAATTCTTTTTACAAATATCCAAAGCCTCATCCACACTATTAATCTCATAGACACCCTGATTAATTCTGGTATCTGCGTGCATATGATAAATGCGAGGAGTTAGATGTTCATCACCAAATTCATCATGCATTCTTCTATTCTTCTCACGATTTGCTTTACTTCGGATATTATATTCAACAGGAAACACATACAACTTCAGATCATCTTCTAGAGTGGTCTGCCATAAGGAAACCCGAAAAGAAGGCTGATCCCAAGGAGAATGCTCATACCACTTATAAAAATTTTCCTGCCAACGATTCCATAGAAGATGTGTTTTTTCGTTCTTCTTAAACGCAATTACACCCGTATTCAATTCAGAGAAAGAATATGGAATTGCGCCATACTCTGGTATTGAATCAGAATATTTCTTTCGTTTTCTCGCAAGATCATGGGCTAACGCAATATCAAAGTTATCAAGGATGTCAAACATGTCACTAATGTCATAGTCGATGATAGTGTCGGTGTCTAAGAACAAAGTTCTCTCGTAAGGAGAGTGCATAATATAGTCAATCTTTGGTCTTAGATGTCTGGCTTCAATCATTCTACAATCATCTATAAACTCAGACTCAATTGGCTTATCACAAAACACTGTGATGTGAAGATCAGGACAAAACTTCTTAACCGACTCGGCAGACAGCGTAAGCTCCTTTAAAAAATTATCACCAAATGCAATGTACAATATACCCTTTTCCATTATATTTCCTTTATGTTGTGATAAAGGCGCTTCGCCCAATCATATGGATTATATAGCCGGTCAAATTCTACCTTGGCATTATCAGCTATTCTCTGCCTCTCCCTAAAGTCAGACAATTTCAATAATGATTTATACCAGCCTTCTTCATTTGCAACCAAATATCCACAATCTGGATTTCCCATAACATGAAAATTACTGGGAGTAATATCAGCCACAACAGGAATCCCCAACTGATGGAACACAAATGCTCGCCCCGCATTTGATTTGTTCTTAAATCTCATCTCATAGTCCGTAGAAAATAATCCCTCAGTCACAGACTCAGAATGAACCCCTCCGATTACTGCATTTGGAACAACACCAAGATCAAATGATAAAATGCGATTGGGCATATTTTCATAAATCCAAGGTTCTACAGAAACACTAACTCCTTTTGGAAGTAAAGATTGATTCACTGGTGCAGATGTTATAACCACAAATTCTACTGGATAGTGTTCTGAAAATCTTTGCAATGCTCCATTTAAACCTTTTAAAAAATTTGCGGTATGAGTAACATTACCATGAAACCCAACTGTCAGCTTATCAGAAGAGATATGCTCCTTATACATAATATTATTTTGATACATATCCTCAATCAAAGGAAATAAGAATACATTATCGTATGAAGAATGACTTGCCTGCTCTTCAATCGAGCCGACAATTATAAAATCTACATCAAGATCCTTCACATCACTTGCTAGATTAATGACACCAACCTTTTTATTTGGGTTGGCTTTTTTAACTTCCTGCGCTTTGACATGATCCCCCTTACCAAATATAACTACATCAAACCCATTAATGTCGGGAAGTTTGCCAATTGAAATCTGAGAAGATATACCCACATGATTAAAATATCTATTCAAATCCCTAACCCAAATTCTATAAGAGCCAACAGACAAATTATCATGACTAGAATAGAATAGAATATTCATTCAATTCTCCCAAAAACTGCAACCTGATGGTTTGGTTGACCACTCGCAGCATTTCCCACATGGTATACATAATGATCCGGCATCCTCTCGCAGATTTCATCTATATCCAAAGAGCAACCAAACCGCTCATCATAATCGTCAAAAATCCAAATAGGACTATCCGACTGAAATTCTTTAAGACGCTCTACGTCCTGTAATACCCAACCCTGTTCATGCCAACCATCAATATAAAACATGTCAATCTTTTCACCAGAAAACTTAATTGTCTCTGCCATCTCTTCACTTGTCCCAGAAACGAAATCTGTTACGTCCGCATATTCTTTAACATAGTTTCTGTCCCGAACATCGCGTGGATCGCAACTCCAAACATAACCGCCAACCTTTTTGGCATAATGAGCAAACGTATAGAATTGCCAACCCTGTGCGGTGCCAACCTCTGCAATATTCTTCGCACCAAATTGTTCCGCGATGGATACCAAATAATACCCCCGCCTAGAAAGTTGATCTAGGCAAGTAAGTAGAGCCTCTTCTGATAGATTGTGATCCATGCCTTTTTGGGTTTGGATTGGCAAATTAATATCATCCCAAATTTTCTGATATTCTTCAGGAACTACCAAATCATCAATGTCTTCAACAAGTTCACTTCTCACAGGTTTGCCCTCCATTAAATATATATTCATCTGCAAAAATAGTCCATTGATCTGCTGATGTTTTATTTTTATTATTTGCCTTTGAGTAATTTCCGCGAGCCTTTGGTGTTCCTCTACCCAAGTGCATCCAAACAACATTAAGATCATCATCAAAAGATTTTACAGACGATGAAGATTTAAACGGCGACGGAACATTTTTTTCATACCAGTCACTACCGTTTCTGTGATTTTCTATATATGTCCCATCAAACCACTTGTTAATTTTTGGATTTGCTAGATGATCAATTTTTGTATTCTCGCAAATAAAATATTTCAAATCATTGTCACGACAATATTTTGTCAAAGAATCTCCAACATCCATAGGAATTGATCCAGAAGAAGGACGCAAGGATACCGTCTTCGCGATTTCTGTTTTAGTGAGTATTCCAGAAATATGAGCAGCAAATATCCGATCTGGGTGTTCATCATGCTGAAAGCCGCACAGGCTATATCCTTCTTTTTTTACTTTGTTAAATAAATACCTCATCCAGTTTTGATGGCACGCAATTACATCATTATGACATAAAAAAACATATTCCGAATCAACCTCTTCTAATCCCCGCTCTAACCCTTTTGCGTTGGCAAGTGACCCAGCATATTCATCTTGAGATTGTATTGGATTTTGAATCCAAAAAACATTTTCAGACAATCCCAAAACATCATCCCGATAAGAATTATCATTAGAATTTTCGACAACAAAAATTCTAAAATTAAAACCCTCACTAAACTCTAAAAAAGAACGAACAGCAAGCATTGTAATTGAGCGAGATTTTTTCCCAGCGGTCGGAAGTATAATATCAATATTTTCTGTCATCATTTTGTCATATCCTTACTGTGGATCTTCCAGTTTTGTCGTTATATTCTTTCTTGTATATAAAGCAAATAGAAGCATGAAAATGAACTGAATCTATATGTCCATCAAAATAATCAAACTTTAAACTATTTTTATTATTATCAGCCCTATCATTCCTAGATGCCCAACTTGAAGTGCTTTTATCAGATAGTTGCTTTAACGTACTCATCATTGTTTCTTCATTGTTTATACCACCACCAAATGAAGGCCAATATGATGTATGCAAATCTTCAATAATGTATATACCATCATCATTCAACAAAGGAAACAATTTAAAAAAACTGATCTTCTGCTGTTTCATGGTATGACCACCATCATCTATTATAATATCAAAAGAACCCCTCTCTTTAGATATTTTTTCCAACAAACCCTCATCCGTTTGTGATCCTATAAAAACCACAATATCATTCTCTTCACTTTCATATTGCTTGCAATTATTATCAATATCCAATCCTGTAATAGATGAATTTGGAAAATATTCTTTTAGTGTCCACAAACCACCACCTTGCTGTACACCAATTTCTAATATATTATATGGCTTATTTCTATCTAACTGACCAAAATGAAAATCATAATCTTTAAAATAACTTAAAAACTTATGACTACTTCCCATTTTTTTATTTTCTGCCGCGTCTATAAATTTCATATCAATATCTCTCCAAAAAAACATCTACAGAAATTAAATTTAAAATTTCTGTTCTATGATCATCAAATAACTCAAAATTATTATTAATCTCTTCCTTAGAAAATTGAGAAAAAACATTTTGAGTACGAGAAGGGTCAATGATCCCACATCCCCAATCCGTATCTACAGTCTCAATATACAAATTTGGATTTTCACACCTCAACTTAACCAACGATTTATATACAGTACCATTCCACTGACCGCCATCATAATTTTCTCTTGCGTGCCATTCTGTTGGAGGGGAGCAATCGTGCATTACAATTAGACCATCAGATGACAAAAAATTTAGAGAATTTTCAATATCCTTATCCACCTGTTCTTCTAGATGCAAACCGTCAATAAAAATAATATCAAACTCCACACCATTCGTATAATTATACAAAAAATCAAAATATTGATCGGAGGTCCAACCAAGAATCGAATCTCCCTTAAAATTAGTATCTGGATCAATGCCAACTTTTTTCTCACAAACAACATTGTTGTGCTTAGGATTGGAACGCCCGCCCCAGATCCCAATCTCTAAATAAGAAGAATAATTTCTACTTTTTATAAGATGATTTAGTATATCTACCCGTTTCATATCACTTCTCCATAAAAGTCAAATATTGATCTGCCACAGAATCAATAGACAAATCCACATCATCATTCCAATTATCCAACTTCTTACTGAAATCTAAAGTAGTTGGTACGTTATAGTTATATGCTGCAAACCCATGCTCATTTGGATCTGTCACTACAACAGCATCTTTCCCAGCGATCTCGGCTGTCCCACCAGAGGACGCACATACAATTCGACACCCAGCCGCTTTGGCATCCACCACAACATTTGGGCAATGGTCTTGTGAAGCCAAGTGAATAAACCAGTCAGCGCGCTTATACAGAGAAATCAAAGAGAAAATTTCCAAATCACCTAAAAACATTATTCTTGCCGGATCTGGATTTTTGTAAGACCCAACATCCCCAGCAACACAAAGAATATCAGACGAAGAAGAATGCTCTTGAAAGTATCGAATATTTTCATTCAATCTTTTATTGTGCCGTAAATTGCCAGAAGCATTTACCCACGAAGAAGCACACACCCATACAGTTGGAACATCATCTAAACCTGTAGCCGGAGGAATGCCTTTTACATAATCTAAATCAGACCCATTGTGTATGATTGTATAATTGGAATGATTCCCAAAATGATGACCAATAAAATCACGATCAAATTTAGATTGAAAGATTACACCATCAGCAACGTCATAAGTATTCTTAATTGGCTCATTCATCTTTTGATAATTTGTGTCAGTATCATACCAGATACCATCAAGCCTTTGGAATAAAGGAACTCCTGTAATTCTAGAAGAAGCAGACACAAAACTTAACTGAGCATCAGGAATTTTATCCACATCCTCATTGATTACATGCCCCTTCTTCTCAAATGCAGATTTTAACTTATTGGCAAACCAATATGGTCCTGCCGTCGAATTGAAATTGACATTATCAAATATGATATTCATAACCGTTCCTTCTTCTCATGATTTTCACGAATCTTCTTTGCCATCTGAATCTGAACCTCTGGATCAACCTTGTGGACGTTCATTGGATTCTCATCATTATATACACAAAGAATATCAGGAATAAATCGTATACGTTCCCGCGCCATCTCCATCATCGGAAACATAAGTGCCTGATCATAAGCATACCGATAATAGTTCCCATACTCATCCAGAAGATCCTCTTCCTTTATTCTCCTCGCAAGTTTATGTTTGAATGTGCGAAGATGACTTGCTCTCCATTTAGGATCTTTTCGGAAATCACCAGATTCAATAATTTCTTGGGGATACTCGCTCACATGAAAAGACGAATCTTGACCGCTTGGGTACATAACATAACTTCCATAAGTTAACCAACAATGCTCATCTGTATAAATCTGATCCAACTTAGATAAGACATCACTACCCTCTAGCCAATCATCGCCATCCAATGTAATATAAACGTCTTCGACATCTGCTTCCGAATCAAGAATCATAGAGTGTAGATTATACAGCGCAAACATTCTTTTCGGATTCCTACGAAGATGAAAATAATCTTCAAGTTTATGCTCATAAATGAAGTCATCAACAACGTCTACAGTATTATCTGTGGAATAATCATCGGTAATGATACACTCAAAGTTATCGTAATCCTGATTCATTACACTGATCAATGCGTTCTGGATATATGACTCCGCATTGTATACAGGTATGATTATCTTGAAATGTGTAGTCATTACTCAAGCTCGTTCATGGCAGCATATTGACATTTTAATTCATGCGTCCAAATCTGAGGCATTGTCACATAAGGAAGATGTTGTCGAGTAACTCCTTCCAATATCTTGTACTCTTCCTTATTATTCTCTGCATAGACAAGACCATTCTTATCAAAGGGCCATCCCTTTTCTTCATCAAAGTCATCATTTCCGCGAGTGATACTGTCCTGTGTACAGTCGTAAACGTAAATATCATTACAATCTGTGCTGACGAATTTAATTTCCTTATTGATGTGTGCAATAATTGCCTTCAACATAAAGAAGTAGTCATCCACTCTATTCGGACCCTCCAGTGCGCGAATGTCTGACTTAACTGCCTTCGTAGACATGCAAAGAGTGACTTCACCGCCGGGAATTTGTTCACCACTCCAAAAAATATAAGGAAACACTGGGAGGCGATTGTCCACAAAAGACCACAACCAACGCTTGGGTTGATATGGATAAACCTTTCTAGGGTCATCGCGGTGTGGTGGAAGTGGTCGCAAAGAATCTACATGATGCGCCATTCCGCTAAGATAATCAAAATCAGACTTCTGCTCAAGCTCATTTAAAATATCAAATGCCATTGGATAGTAATAATCATCACCGTCAATGATACACATATGAGTCCAACCATTATCCTCATAATTTTCTAGATAATGATCAAGACAAGAGTTTGTACCCTTTCCAGTAAATCCATCACTCTTGGTTTTGATGAGTGTATACTCTTCAGGCACATTCTTTTTAAGCGTTTCAAAATGCTCAGGCTTGGTTGAATTGTAATTTACAATTACATTATATTCCAATTCGGTTGGTTGATTATCAATCGACCAAAAGCATCGCTCTAGTTGATCTGCCGTATGTTCATGATATGTTAATACATATACTGCAAGTTTATCAATCATATTCCTAATTCCTTTTTATAACCCTCAATCCAGTTTTCAATATTTCCGGTTGGTTCCCATCCTAGTAAGTATTTTGCGACTCCGTTATCAGCCAAAGTTTCTTTGGGTTCAAGTACAGGATCAACATAAACACGCTTTCCCCCAAGCATATCAGCAATATCATTCACCGAACGATTGTCCCCACTACCTATATTAATAGGCTTTCCTCGCGTTGCTGCCGAAGTTTCGGTTGTTGCTGCCAAGATATTTGCCTTGACTGCATCACCAACATATGTAAAATCTCGTCGCTGTTCTCCATCACCACGAATTGTCATACGTTTACCATCTAGAATTTGTTGTGCAAACTTTCCCATTACAAGAGTGTATGCACCCTCAAGCAACTGTCGCTCACCATATACATTAAAGTAGCGAAGGCACGTTGATCGCAATCCATACGTCCTATAAAATTGCTTACAATAAATCTCACCAATTAATTTCTGGGCACCATAAGGGCTCATCGGATTAAGTGGGTGATTCTCATCTGTTGGTGTATATGCACCATCGCCATATACAGAAGAGGACGAGCTAAAGATAAACCTATTTACCTTATTATCTACAGCAGCCTTCAAAAGAGCCAAAGTTCCTGTTACATTTGTTTCATTAAAAGATAGAGGATCTTCGATAGAAGGCTGAACCCGTGCCGCTGCTGCCAGATGAAATATAGTATCAATCTTATTGGCTCGCATAAACTCACTCATATACCAACGCATCGTATCGGAAGAAATGTCAATAGGCACATCAAACCAAGCCTTTGAATTAACATTCTCAACTTTTCCTGTGGACAAATCATCGAAAATAAACACATCATGCCCATCATCAATCAACTGATCTACGAGATTGCTTCCAATAAAACCAGCACCACCTGTTACTAACGCTTTCATTATTACTCCATCAATATATAATTTACCACAATTCTCCAATAAGGAGTCTTCTGGTTCGGACCAAACCCATTGTGAGACTGATTGCTTCTAATACAAACAAAGCTACCCGGTGTATGATTTACAACCTCGTCTCCACAAACAAACTCTCCACCCCATGCAGTTTCCCATGTCGGTGTCAGCAACCCAATTAAGGATATTGCCCGTGGATCATTATGATCCGTATGGAAACTTACATTTGCATTCTCTTGCTTTGCTACCAGATGAATCCTTTCAATTCTATCAGGCAACTCCACACCATTCTGTTCTCTACACTTATCTATAATCCTAAAAAGAACAGATTCAAAATACCCAGCCCAAAATTCTTTTATGGTGTTTTCATCATAAACGTCAAGCCCGAGAAATGTACCCTCGGTTAAATCTGTTGGTTTACTACCTCTAGAAAGATACCAAGACTCGTCATTAATTAACCTACTGTATAAGTTCTCAAGCTCAACTTTACCTAAAACATCATTGACCAGTATCACGATTAAGTAATCCCCTCAATAAAGAGTTCCACTTAAACTTACACATATCCATGCTGTAAAAATAATTGTAGTATGATGTCTGCATCTCTAAAATACTTTGAGAAGTGTCATTCCAAAAATTATTCAAAGCACCACAAAGATAATGATAATGAACTGCGGCATGTTGTGATGGATTTGGATGGTAATCATACATCGTAGCAAATCGCGCACAAGTTTCAGGGAGAGCGCCCCAATTGGGAACAACTGCCATACATCCTGCTGCCATTGCTTCAATTGCAACAAGACAAGACGTTTCTAGATAAGTGCTTGGGTATGCAAGAATATGAGTCTCCGTCAGAGCTTTGCGAATTTCATCATTAGAAACTGTTCCGAGATAATTAACAGTCTTTAATTCGCCAAGCCTTTCATATAGTTCCTTAAACTCAGGAAGCTCATCTTGTTGATCACGACCATATAACTTGAAGCTGGAATATACATCAACCTCAAAATCGTTACGGGCATCTTCCATTACGCGAATCACAGACTCAAGGATATTCAAACCACGGTGTGGTGTTGAAAAATAAATAATCTTCTTCTTTTGATCCTTGGGCTTTTCGTGAACGGGAATCTGCTCAATACAATTCGGAATAACGATAGAGTTCTCCAAAGGAACTCCAAGTTTTTGATGAAACTCCCAAAGCGCCCAGTTGCTCGGGAAAACAAACTTCTCAAACATCTGCCGATTATCTTCATACTTTAAGTGCTCAGACTCCGGGTCTTCTGCAAGGTCATGGAGCCACAAAATCTTCTTGCGAGAATCTTTTACATGTTCTTCACGAACACGCTGTGGGACAATAATAAACTCGTCCTTTAACTCATCATCAATACAATCCATAACACGATTGTAAATCAATTCCGTTCCGCCCAGCGGTTTGGATTCTTCTTGATTTATTTGAAACTCAAAATTATCTGGAACTACTGTTGACATGATATTCCTCCTCATCAATTCATCATGATTGAGTACTATATAGGCAGAAAAAATGCGCCAAAAATAAAAAAGGGGGGCAGAACGATGAGCCTCTCTGGACTTACTTAATCGTTCTACCCCCCGATTTAATTCAACCTATGCGTGCGTCATAGGCTGAATTTATGTAAGACTACGAAAGTCGGATGATACCATACTTGGTAGCACCATTCTTCGCGACATCCGTGGTAACTTCCCAGTTACCGTATGCCTCAACGGTGTTCCGAATGCTTGACATCGTGGCACTGAAGTTCGCGATGCCGAAGCGAGCGCGAGCCTGTGCCGCTGTCAGGGTACGACCCTCACAGAGATAGTCAACAACCTTACGAGTCTTAGAGTTAGCTGAAAATGCCATATTTTTATTTCCTCATATTGTCGGCTTCAAAAAAAGGTAACATAGACACGCCGACCCAATCTATGCACCTGTTAAAAATCTATCTTAATTCACATTTATCGGAGGGAACCTCACGATATTCTTCACCAGTACGAACAGCCCAAAACCAAGACTTTTTCCCACCAGTAATACGAAGGACTCTTACCAATCGCGTGTCCGTGTCCTTCTCATACCAGTATCGGTGATTTGATGCACCTTGTCGTCTTGTTTTCACACCGCTCATAAAGTCCCCTCCAATGTTGTAATAGTATAACACAATGAAACCATTTGTCAAGGCCCAAAATGCATTTTTTTTGTTAGTTGAATATACCGTACTTTAAAATATAATAAGCATCTACAATATCATTTAATGGACTTATCACTCCGGTTGATCTTGGAGTCAGAATTCCTCTTAAATCTATATTTGGATTCTCTTCATTAAATTTATTGAACATATCTTCTTTAGATGCGTTGCCTTTTCCGGTTGCATATTTCTTGACAGTCGTCGGCGGAATAACATCAACATGAATCATCTCTTCCCATAAGTTGTATTTCAATATAGCAGTGTTCTCGGCTATATTAAAAACCCGCCCAGTAGACCCGAATGAGTATCCTTCCAAATAGACCTGATCTACCTCGTTATCATTCAGTATATCTGTTGCCCATGAACTGATGTCGTCATAGCGATCCATTTCATCTTTCCACGGACCATGATTACAACCGTTAAGATTACCCTCCTGAAACATATCAAACCGTGCCAAATTAGAACGAAAGTACGCTTTTACATTATTGTAACAGAAATTGCCCTTTTCTGTGTCATAGACACAGATTGCGGGGCAAGATAGCGAATAGTCAATTCCTGCTAAAATAGGCATTATTCTTCTCGGTCGTAATCTAGGTTATACGTTCCGCAAAAGGGGCAATGCCGAGCTTCTTCTAGAAATCCATCTAAACTTGTGTATACAGAATATTCTATCTTCTGCTCACATGGGCATACTAGATTAAGCTCTATAATATCCTTCTCGTACTCTTCGTCTGTCGGCATTAAATTATCTCACAACTTCCACTTGTACATGCCATCGTCTGAGATCCTACTGTTTGATCAGTATCCTCATACTGACCCAACTCGGTCCAGTCTAATTCCTTTGGCATGGTCTTGTTTAGTTCTGCATATTTCTTTTTATCAATCTCCATAAAGGGTGCTTGCTTATATATATGATCCGTGTGAGGGAGGAAAGAAACACCTGTCAGATCATCAAAGTGTTCATATACCCATGCGCCCACCTCAATCCATTCATGCTCCTTCACAGTAACAGTACAGGATGGATTGTGTTCGCACCAATACTGCTTATATGCCAGCCATCGCTCAAGCTGCTCAATGGCAGAGAGGTCAGTCGTGACAACGGCATCCTTTGGTGCCGCTACCGGAAACGAGAATACATGATTATGCTCAGGAGCAATAACATCATCCTCTACCGGAACACCACGATCAATCATAAAGCGACTGGCTGGATCTTTCTTGTCAGCCCGAACAGTGCGGATATAGAATGGAGAGAATCGTGAATGAATACCACTCGCCGAATCCACCAGAACAGAAACTGTACCAGAAGGCTTGACTGTCGTCACTGCCGTGGATTGCGGAATGCCAAGAGCAGTTGACCAATGTTTGTTTGTTTCAATTGCAATATCTTTCAAAATTTGTAGCGCGTCCTTCAACCCACTCTTCTTTCCACTGGTAATCTTATTATCCATGATACCCGTCAGGCTGACACCAAGCAATCTCTCCTCTTCTGCATTCTTTTTCCAGTCGTTACGAAGGTAACGAAACTTTGTAAGTGTGGCTTGTAGAGTTCCAATAATCGTTGCCATCTCAACCTTACGCTCAAGGTCTGCCATAGTATCACTTTCGCGAACTACTACCTCAGACAGATTACAGAATCCATTTGGGCGAAGAATAATCTCGCTGCATGGATTTACACCAAAGGCATAATCAGGATCTCTTCTCTCGTTTTCTGCTGCCTTTTTCTGAAGTGCAACACGATTAACGATCCCACGCTCACCACTCTTTGAGTTGTATAGTGACAACCATTCTGCCATGAAAACACCAATATCAGGTTTTTCATTATAGACAGCAGAGTTATTTGAGAATGACCGATGCTGTTCTGTTGTGTACCATTGACCTGTCTTGGCATGGCGCATTCGTTCATCTGTAAGATCGGACAAGGAAATCAAAGCAGCACGACGGACGCCGCCAACCACAACACAGGATGCCACATGACACATAAGATCATGACATTCAAGCGAAGTTAACTTTCTACCGGATGCTTGCTGGAATGTACCAATAAACGCACCAAACGTCTCAATCAACGGCTCAGGACCAGAAGCACGACCACCGAATACCTTCAGGGGTGCGCCAGCAGGGCGTACATTGGAAGTATCAATATTTGGAATCTGACCAGTGTAAAGCATTGCCACCAATTCCTTGAGTGCCTTTGCCCAACCCAGCTTGCTGTCGGCAACGATGATAGTCGTGTCGGTCTGATGAAACTCTTCCGCCACCAATGGGAGCTTATTAACATGTTGAGTCTCTACAGAGAATCCAACACCCGTGCCGTTCATAAGAATATAAAGTGCTTCGTCAAATGCGCGTGGAGAATCCACAGCCACAAACGAACAATTATATCCTGCAACATTTTCACGCTCCAAGGCAGGACCGGCTGTCATCATGGCGCGCATGGAAGGCATTACTTCCATACCAAAAATAGCATCGCGAAGGTCGTTCTTAATATCCTTAATTGATCCCTTGGTGTTCTCTTCAATGTGCTTTTCAAAAAAATCTACATAACGATCTACAGTCTCATCCCAAGTCTCCCGTCTCCCCTTTTCCGGCAACCAACGTGCGTATCGGGAAGAGTGGATGTATTGCTGCAAAACTGTCATCTGAGGGGTTGTCATCTTATTCGTCTCCTACTAGGTATTTCCATGATACCGGGAATTTATCTTTTAAATTTAAGCTGATCAGATCAGCAATTTCTCTTGTCTCTCTTTGAGTATCTTTTGCACACCTAAGATTACATACTCGGGCAAATGCGAATAAAGATCCTGTCCAATACCACTCGGTCATGAGACTCTGTGGTAGAACCATGCGTGCCTGTTCTGCACAGACACCCGCATCAATAAGTTCATTATATAGGTCTACTGCCTTCTCACCTAACCTATCAACCGCATCGTCTACAGATAACTCATTAACCAAAAGCCATACGACCTCTTCGGTTTCTGAAGACCCTTGCTTTTTATTCTCAGGGTTGGCACGCCAACTCTCTGGGCGAAAAAGCTCCGGTTCTGATTGTACATATCTCCTTGATACCTCGTTCCAAACTAACCCCACCTGATGCTTGACCAACTGTCGCGCAACAAAGATTGGAGCCTTAATCCTAAACTGCAAAGAGCAATGCCCAAACGGAGTCCAATGATTATGTTCTGCAAGAAACTTAATCAGTCTTTCGTCACCCGCTGAGAATTGCTCAACATGTTTATTAAAACTCACTCTGGCTGCATTAGCAACAGTTAAATCACTGCCCATACATTCTATCAAGTCTACATTACTAAGAGTCAATCGTTCCATTATATACTCACCTTCTTCCACGCATTAAATGCTGTCATTGCCTTCAATCCAGAATATGTGTTTTTATTTATTATCTCTTGGATTTTGCTCGCGGGGGTTCCCGAAAGCACCATATCATTGATGTCTTTTTCTTTTATATTCTGGGGCCATACACAGACGTTATAGCCATCATTTATCAGCGATTTCATCCTCTTAATTATTTCAATATTTCTTGGTTCATTATCAAAAATAATAATACACTTATCCTTACGAATCTCCGACTCCAACTTTTTAAAGTCAGCCCCACCCACAGCAATCGCATTGGGTAGGAACAGAGAATCAATCGGACCCTCCACAACATACACAGAATCTCTTGAGTTCCGTTTAATGTGATCCATCCCAAAGATCATCGGAGCATACTTATCTAGGCGGAATGCCAGATACCGCAGCGATGTTGCGCTGTTGATCGCACGGGCAGCAATACCCACCAAGGCACCATCCCTGTTTATAAAGGGAAGAATTAGTCGCGGCTGATTGCCTCTAATTCTATCCTTATAAATGGGATCAACCTGCTCCAGATCCTTATCGTCATGGATATAATAAAGACGATCTAAAGAAGAATCCGGTATCCTACGATCATTAATGAATTGATGAATGGCATGGTTCTTGGGGATACGATCAACTCGTTCTACGCCAAGCCTCTCCAAATAGGAGACATCAATTTTAGGAGTCTTCTTTTTATTTACCTTTGGCTGAAATCTTTTATCTTTCTTGCCATAGCCTTCAAGTAAATATTTCTGGTATAACGTGTGGTCCAACATTTTAATTAGACCAGCAAGTGATTTAGCCTCACCACAGTTATGACACTTGAAGATAAAGCTAGTACCATCTTTGCTTGGATACAAGTACCCTCTTGCTTTATAACGATTCTTCTCAGAGTCGCCACAAATGGGGCACCGAAAATTGTAAAGTGTATTTGTTTTTTTCTTAAAGTTTTGAAGCCGGGATGAAAGTAACCCGACGTACTTTACGTCCACATAATTCATAATATATTCTCACTGGCAAATAACTAATCGTTTGTAATCTGTAACTTCTCTCTGACCTGTGCGCGGAACTCAGTCTGCTCAATCATGGCACGATGAAAATTTTCATTAATCGCATCAATATTTGTGCCAATCTTATCTATATCGTCTTCAAGCTCAACTTCTAATTCTTTTACTTCTAACTTTACGGCATCCACGGATGCCATAGATGCGCGAGTAGATGCGAATGCCCATACACCAGCAATTGCAGCAATCACTACACCAACCAATACCTGCTTGAAAATGTCTTCCATCGTACCATGCTCCGTTCTACTCTTCTTCTAGAAATGCATCCAGTGCCTCGCAATGTCTTTGGTTTTCTCCTAATTGATATTCTAACGAAACAATATCAATTTGACCATCTTCTTGCAATGTCAATATCATTTCTAAATCGTCAATCGCTTCATCTGACCATAACGGACATGCCGGTGGTTTTAGTACAGGGGCTCCAGTCGTCGCACAACTACTCAGCAGACTTAGACTTAGTGCGCTTACGCATACTATCGGTAAGGCTCTTGCCTTTCTTGACAGGCTTCTCCAAGACCTTATCTGACTTTGCTTTTCGCTTTGCGTTTTCTTCATGTGCTGCATTCTTTGCCTCCGCTTCTCCGCGCTTTCGGGACTCTCTCATTTGCATCCACTTATTCACAACACCATTAACAATTCCACTTAAAAAATCAGCAGCGAACTTGGCTGCTACTCCCATAAATGATATCATTACTTTTTCCTTCTTCTTAGATACATCATCGTACCATATTTTGAGTCTTTAATTATAATCCCTTTCTTGGGATATTTCAAGCCATATTCTCTAATGTCATGACCATTTTCGTCTTCGCCAACATGTTTAGCATAACGAGCATACTTTGGCTTCTCGCCTTTACACTTCATAAAAACTTCAGAAGAAACTTCATAGACATTTGTGCCAGCAAAAACTTCACACTTCTTTTTTTTCTTCTTACCTAAAATTCTAGGACCGGGGGGCTCGCCAATCATTCCTCCCCCAACAGAACCAACAGTTGAAATTGGACCTTCAGACTCCTCTACATCTTTTAGAGATTCAACAAGTTGTGTATATGTCTTTGCCATCTATAAATCCCTTAACCTTTCTGCGACCTCTTGGCAAACCGGAATATCCGAGTTTAGTAAGTTCCTACCATTTATCAACTCAACAACATCCGGCATATAATTCAAATACGTCAAAAAAGTTTTTAAGATTGAATAATCTTGAGAATCCAACCTAAAGAACAATATTCTAGTTGCCGCCTCTCGTTCAAACACATTGTAAAATAAAATAATATGATTGAGTATCAACCTCTCCTTTAGTTCGCCTACACTTGAATACCGATTTATCAATCTCTTGATATACTTAGGTATCTTTACATCATCTTCAAATTCCTCAATATCCACACACTGAGGGTTATCATAAGAGTGTATCATATATGCACTAATATTTTTATCAGTCAAATTCTCAATCATAATAATATATAGGTGTCTTACTTATGCTTCACTTGATGCCTCGGCTGATGTACCCGATCTGCTCCTTGACCCTGATGCTGTGAACTCATATTCGCATCACCGCCGCGAGTTCCATATTTTACATACTCACCACCAGACAATGCAGCATTTGACACACAATGTGAAAGATAGCGATTTGCTGCCTGCTCAGGCGTGATGCCTTCAATATAATAAACTCTACGCTGCATTGGATCTAGATACGCACTTGGCTCTTTTGCCGAGACAAGAGAATCAAACTGACTCATCCACTGATCGCGATAGGTTTCTTCTTCTTTGTTGCTATACTGAAACACAGAATCAAAAGATGCCTCTAGAGCTTCTCGGAGCTTGGCTCGATCATCAGAAAAATCATTAACTTCTTCTTTAACATCGGCAGGATTGACATCAATCTTTTCCTTTTTACCAGAAAGTTTTACCTTCTTGCCGTTACGAGAAGTGTTACGAATAGCCTTCGTAATAGCCTTTCGCTTCTTGTGAAGAAACTTATCAGAAGCATCGGTATCGCCATCATTGTCGATGTCCTTATCTTGACGATCTGCAAACTTTTTCTTTACAGCTTTCTTGTTAACGGGATCTAGCTTCTTTCCGTTGCCATTTCCGTTGCCATTTCCGTTACCGTTTTCGTCATCTTCTTCGGGAAGAGCTTGCTTAGGCTTAATCTGACCCGCAGGTTCGCCTTTACCCTTCTTCATCATACTGTTCTGTGAAGCCTTCTGATCTTCCTTCATATCCCTAAGAACAGCGGAAACTGAATCAGCAAGACTTTGAGTTACTTTTTTGTGCCAAGTGGACATTTTCTTACTCCTTTTTAAACCGAGAGGTACTATTATTTAGCTACTCTTCACTCTCCGGCTCTTCTTTACCCGTTGCTTTTGCCATAAAATGCTTCTTTTTAGAAGAAACGCCTATACGTTCGACAGAACCAAGATCATCTTTACTTCTCAATTTCTTTCGCAAAGATGCCTTAATCTCTCCTGCACTTTTCCCATCAATTACAACCCTACCAATACCATCAATATTTACCATGAAACTAGCTTCAGAAAATTCTTTAAAATCTCTAATAGTAGACTCAGTATGTAGCATCTTGCCAGAACGATCCTCTACACCAATCTTGGCTTTTGGATTGTCCTTCTTGAGTTCGCGAACAATAGCAGGAACCTGATCTGCAACCTTTGCATGATCCTGATCAACAACCTTCTTACCTACCATTGCAACAACAGTATATGGACTAGGCCCAGCCTTTATCTTGCGAGCGATTGCTCCCATCTTGGCTTCGTCAATCTCAACCTCTTCCTTCATAATTTTAAGGTCTTTCAGAATGGTTCCCATATCACCCTGTGCAAGAGAAATCTTACCGTCTCTATTAAAGAGTGTATACTTCGCACCTTTCCCATCTGGGTTCTTGAGAATGATTCTCCCAACCTTTGTTTTACCAACAACCCGATGTGGATTTGATACGACGAGTTCAACTGGCTTGTTGTTAACGGACATTGCATTCCCAAACTCAGCAGTAACCTTACTACCCTTCTTCAGCTTTTCATATACTTTGAGAGCTTTACCTTGGTCCATAGATTTAACAGTAACCTCGTTAACAGACTCGTTCTTGCCATAGACTTTCCACGCAGTCGCATAGAGAACCTGTTCCCACTTATCACCATATCGCTTCTTGAACTTGCTCTTATTATCTTTAATAAACGCTTCAGCTTCTGCGCCGGGAGGTGCAGACTCACCAATATCATCTGGCTGACCCGGAATAACCTTACTATACCGATCTGCCATTTCTTTTGTGCCCCATTCTGGCGGCTTAACGTCTCGTAGTCGCTTCATTGAATTTCTCCCTGTATTCTTTTGCTGACTTGATTCCCATATATCAGCATCTAAAGTTTTTCTTGAATGACCGCCCGCAACATATGAGTTGACACGATCAAACGCATATTGGTGTGCCGTCTTGTCTCCATAGATTGGGCTGGCTGCTAATCCTCTTAAAAATACTTCCAACAATGATGTATAGGAAAGCTGACTCTTCTC